ATTGAACAATTCCCATATCGATTTAGTTTCATCATAACGTCTATAGTCATCAGTTGACCAGATAATCGTCTTTGTTGCAGTTTTATTCGATATTTCTTTCCAAACTTCGTGTTTAATCCAATCATGGAAATTGAAATAAAAGAGTATATCCGGTTGGTAGTAATAAACTGCCTCAAGTAATATTTTAGATATTTTTTCATTACCATATTTACAATATAATCTGTCATAATCAAAATATATGAGTGAATATCCCATATTCAAAAATGTCTGATAGAAATTATAATGTTCATAACTCAATCCCCATTCGGGATGACCATAATCATATCTAATCCCTACATATAAGATAGTTTTCACTCCAAGAAGCAACCGCTTTTCAAGTTCTTCATCTACTAAAACTTCAATTGACCTTAAATCTGACATAGCATCTCCCTATATTTTTTAAAATTATTCACAAATTCTGTTCCCCTATCAACCCCATAACTTTTAAGAGCTTGATATATTATCCTATTCTCTAATTCTTTTTCATTTATTTTAAATATATTATTTATCTCTACAAAACAATAGGCTGTTTGGACAGGAATATCTTTTATCCTATCTCCAATCTGCTGTGATGCCGATGTTTCGCTTTGCTCGTAACCGCGATATGTATAATAAATAGGTATAATCTTTTTTATATATCCGGAAAATACCATTATATCCAATAGCAGAGTATCGGGCGCAACTTTCATTCTTTCCAAGCCGATTCTCTCATAAAGTATATTCAGTTTATCGTAGGCTTTTAATAAGTCGCTTTTCTTTATGATGGTATTTCCTAAAGATATCTTCCCGGAAAGAGTAGATAACTCGGACATGATATAATTGTAGGGTGATCCTAAATATTGATGATACCAGATACCCCCTGTGAACTTACCGTCTCTCATTAGGGCACATGAATTCGATAGATAGGTATTTTCAGGACAGTTCTTTAGATCCCTCATAATCTTTCCGATACATTCCGGGAATATCAGGTCATCAATATCGAGAAAGAAAATATAGTCATTGCTCGCCTTCTCTAGACCCTCATATCGAGCCTTGTGTTCGCCTGAATTAATTTCAAGATTAATTAACCGGGAATTGGGTAAACTGCTTAATTTCTCCTGCAGCAATGTTTCCGTTCTATCAGTCGAGCAATCATTTACATAGATTATTTCCAGATTCGGATAATTCACTCTCCATAAATTTTCAATTGATCGTTCAATATATTTCTCTCCATTATAAACAGGGATGATAACTGACACGCCCTCTCCTGGAATCTTTTCCTCAAGTTCGTTTTTTGCCGAACCGATAGCGATTAACCAACTGCCCACGTTATCATTTCCATTGAATGATTTAGCTAGATTATGTGATAATTGCAAAGGTATAAGTTCGGTATTTATGCGCTTTAAATAATATGCCTCGGAGCCCAACCCTATGATCTGCTCATGAAGTATAGACAATCCGGCCTCTTTGAATAGATCCAATAAAGTTAAAAAGTCCCTCTCGAATCCATATTCCCATGTCCCTTTTTTTTGTGAATACGATTTTGATAATTTATATATATCCGATCCACCATAAGGAATCCCCGCTATAACATATTCTCCCAATTTGCTCATTTCCTTAAGCATTTCTACTATTTGCAAATCATCAAAATGTTCCAGTAATCCCATGCTGAAAACTATGTCATAATGATCATCTTTCGGCTCATATTTTCTAAAATCGAATAAATCTATCTCCCTAAATTCACAATTATTTATCTGATAATCACTAGCAATCCTGTTTGCCAATTTGATGCTTTCCGGGTCCCTATCTATTCCCATGCACTTGGCACCCCTAAGCGCCAATTCAATACAATATTGTCCGGTGCCAGTTCCCACATCAAGAATAGACTTATTTCTCAAATCAAAATATTTTAATATAATGCCTATAAATTCAGACCTGAGCAGCATAGCACCCGGCTCATTTACAATAGCAACAGAATCTATATTCTGATAATTCTTCCAGAGGGAGTTCCATGTTTCAGACATTTTATAATCTCCTTTGTTTGCTTTATTTGTTCTTTGATTGTCCAGCCTTTATTGATAATCCAATCTCTATAAGCATCCGAATAATAATTTTTATTAAGGATCAAGTTTATTGCCCCATCTATTGTATTAAATATATCATCCTTTCGGTATAATTCTTTGGCCCCTCTAAAATTATGGATTACCGGTTTAATTCCCCTGGCCATTGCCTCCATTATTGCATAAGAATGCCCTTCTTGAATGCTGGTATGGAGAAGGTAATTTTTATCTTCCCAGAATTTATCCATATTATCTATCCAGCCATAGAACTTTATATTATCTTGCAATCCCATTTCCCTGATCATATACTCCAGGTATATTTTATATCTTGAATCCTGGTATGAGCCTGCTACGTGCAATTTATATCTTTTATCAATATCAGTTAATTTCTTCAATATTTGTAAGGCCATTTGAGGATTCTTTTTATAATTAATGAATCCAATCCAAGCTATATTATATCCGGGTTTTCTTTTCTGAAATATGATTTTGTCTAAATCAATCCCATTATAAACAATTTCCGTTTTGACTTCTTCCTCAATGTCCGGAATAAATATTTTCAGAATTTCTCTGATATGGGGGGCCACCAGAATTAGTCTATCTACTACAAGCCAATTGATTTGTTTAGGAAAATCCGTAAATATTTCATAACTATGAAGTCTAATTATAACTTTTTTACCTTTTACCCCTTCGTAATTCGTCCCGATAATGGCCGTCTGATTACACCATTCCAGCCAGACTATATCAGCCCAGTCAATTGCATTATATATATCTTGTTGGTTCCTGATTATAAACTTCCTGACGGTATAATTATTAGATAACCCTTCAATAATTTGGTCGATAAATTGGTCAAGTCCTGCCAGACATATAAAACCTATCTTTTTCATCTATTCCTCCTTTTTATGTCTCAAATTTCTCACCTGATTCTCTGCTGATCGCAATCCCCTGCTTAATGGCTTTTAATTTAGCCGCCGATTCGGACTTTTTATCGCCAGCAGTATATGTATAACAAGCGCCGCTATCTCCATATTTCCAGCCGGGCTTTTTTTCTAAACTACATCTCATTAATGGCATTTTATCTCACCTCAATTATTTCTTTCTTTAATTGAAAATCTTTAGTAAAATTGTCCTTAATAAAATATGGTGTATTTTTATATTCCGCTATCTTAGAAGCATTTGCTTTAACCCAATTCGTCGCTTTCTTTGGAATCTTTGAAACATATTTTGATTTAGTGATTTCGCCAGTCTTCATAAATTTTAGCGAATCCTTTTTATTGAGCATCATATCGGTAGTGTAACATAAGCAACGAGGATGCCATCCTATGAAAATAAATCCCTTCGGGTATTCTCCTACTAGATCATCGCACATATCTATAACCGGATGGTCAGCTGATAAGTGCACTTCAATTCCTGTCACAAACGGCAATTCTTGCCTTCTTGTATAGTCACTCATTCTATAAGCAGAATTAACTTCAGTAGAAGTGAGTCTTAAAGCATTTTTATAAGAACTTCTGTAAATTCCCGCCCCTGGGTGATAACCTTTGGCCGCCTTGCTTAAAACAAATTTCCCTTCCTGTCTAACTCTTCTAAATAACCTATTCGGTTCATTCAAATATTGCTTAATATCCCCTGCAATCCCAGCCGCACTTCTCCCGGTAGATATTCCGCTCGATAAATATAGCTCTATCTGATCCTTCGCCCCGTTGGTTAGATTCCAGACTCGTTCGCTTATATTCATTCCCGCTATGGTCCGGGCAAGAAAAGTATCCATCGCCGCCAGGTTTAATTGATTAAATGAAGTAGGAATACCATCTTTACTTAATTTTATCCCCTCAGCCCATTTTCCCACCAGTTTATTATTCTTTAAATTGGCCATATCCCAATTACTGACAACCCCATCACCGATACTGACTTGAATATCCTTATGAAGTTGATTTAGTATTGTATCTACTTTATCTTCTAATCCTTTATTTATTTTATAGAATGAACCCTGGGATATTTTAGTTGGATTCTTCAATTCAAAAATGCTGATTCTTTTTGCCAAATCCTTTGATGCCTGGTTCAATGCTGCTTCAATTTTTATATTGTATTTGATTATATTCTGTATATTCTTCTTTTCGAATTGATCTTCAATCCCCACCTATTTTCTCCTTATGACCTATTATCGCAATATTTAATCAATTTTAATTTCTGCTTTTCAGTAATTAAATCATTATTAAACAAAGCTACTATATAACCTAAACAGAATGAATGAGTAATCTCAGAGTTGAAATTAGCAGCAACCTCTTTTTTAAAGAATTTCTTAATTTTTTTTATATCTTCATCAGTTTTCATAAGATCCCCTTCTCCAATAAATTCATATTTTCTTTATCGGCCATTATCATTACCTCAGGTATAATTCCCTTTTTCCTTGCTGCCTTGATCAGGAATTTAATATCTTTGGAAAGGCATTTACCTCCTGCCCCCCTGTAACCATCGAATAACGGATCAAGGTGCATCGCGTTGATAAATTTGTCCAGCTTAAAAGCCTCGAATAATTTATAATAATCTGCTCCGTATTTCTGACATATATCGTATAGTTCATTCCCGAATACTACTTTTATGGTATACAGACTATTCAAGGCCACCTTTAACAATTCCGCTTCTACCGGTTTCATCATTATTATTTTATTTTTATTATCTACCACACGCTTGAATAGTCCTTTGAATATCTCGAATACTTCTCTTTTCCTGGTCCCTACGATTATTTTATCAGGGCAGATTTCATCTAAAAACGCTGTCCGTTCCCGTAAGAATTCAGGCAAATAGACAAATTCCCTCTTATATCTTTTTATAAACTCGTCAATCATCCCCGGCATGATAGTGGATCTTATAGCGATTATCCCTTTTTTGTTTTTAAGGTTTATGTAGCTTACTGCCATTTTGACATCTTCAAATTTCATATCATTTTTTGTAGGCACACATACGAATATAATTTCACATTCAGAGATATCATCAATCAGGCCTTTAATCGGATCATATCGTTTAACCGGATAATCCATATCTTCTAATAATCCGGCAAGGCTATTTCCGATAATTCCACAACCCACTACAGCAAGATTCATTCTGTTATGCTTCATAAGATTCTCCTAATTTTGATATTCCGCCCTTTTCCTTTTCCATCCTTTTAATATCTTCTTCCGCATCACTCACAAGCGGGTTTTGTCTTACAGCTTCGTCTCTACTCATAATTGGATCACCGCCCCTTGCTGTTGATAATGCCTTTACTGTTTCCGTTACGCTTTGAGGTAATATATCCCCAAATTGAATTGATACATCCAACTCTTCTAAACTCTGTTTGGAATGCACGTCAGTTACTGATAATATTGCCTTTAACAAATTTATCCTTCTGGTCAACCCCTCTCCGAATATTTCTTCTTTGTCTTTCGCCTTCAGGATCGAATCCATAAAAAGGAATTTGAGGGCTTCTCCTGAGGTTTTAGTCAGGCCTTGAACGTTATTGAAGGATAGATCAGGAGTGGAAGTTAACGAGTAAATAATATCTTTTAGGGTCTCATACTCTAATTTTACGGCTTCCGGTGCATGTGTCCAGGTTAGATATTCTGCATCCCCATAATCCATTTTGCCATCAGAATTGACTTCTCCAGTGAACCGTAACATCTTCCCTACTTCTTCTTTTTCCGGTGGATTGGTTATTTTCCCTTTGATCATCAATGTAGGCGAACCAAAGTAATCGTTTGTATCTGCTGATTTCGAGATTAGCATTTCTATCCTGTCAATTTCGCTTTGTACGCTTGTCCATTCTGGCTCGGCTTGCTCATAATATATAACGGGAATTTTCTTATATAGATTTTCTTTCTTCTCTACCTGCCAGGCTTCCTTTTTTACTCCTTTAATATAATTTTCAGCAGTGTAGATATCTACATGCTCATAGGTTTTTTCATCTGCATCTTCTAGTTTATACCGCCTCGTGAAGGCATCCATATTGCCGTTATTATCAAAATGGGAATATATCTCATCGCCATTTTGGTTACATAATAGAACCACCTTGATATGCTTTACGTTATCACTATCAATTATTACATACCAAAGCTCAGCTACCTTCGTTTCCACGAATAGCCGCCGTGCCAATTTCTTATTGAAATAGTCTAATTTGTTTTTATCCCAAACGTCATTTATTAGTGTAAAGGTTTCCTGGTATTCATCCTCTTTGTTATCTAATATTAGCTTAACAGGATCACCGAATAAAAAGGATACTGCCATATTAACAATCTTTTTTTGATATCGGATAACCAGTTTTGCCTGCTCGACCCTCCTTGACGTTGTACCCTTACCAACGGTCTTGATGGGTCTGTTGAGGATGTCATGCTCTCCTTCATATTGCTTTAGGTAAGTCTCGACGTCTCGTTCTACCGGGTCTTTACATAGAATGGTAGTTAACTTCGGAAAATCGCTTTCATACTTTTCTAAGATCTCTTTTATGTTCATAATAAACTCCTCTCATCTATTTTTAAAATATTGCCTTTTCTTTTTCTTTTATTTCCAGCCATCTTTGTTTAAGATGGAATGATTGATGTTTTAAACCTTCCATTACTTCCAAATTCTCAGGTCGATTATCCCATCTGATTTTATTTTTATGATGAACTTCTTCTCCTAATATCAATCTACGTCCTATCTTTTTTTCGGCTACTAAGCGATGTTCATAAACCATCCCATTACAAGAATTAGGATGTTGAGGAGCATAGGTTATAATATACCCTGAAGGCTTTCTTTGTCTTCCACCTTTCCATAATGGTGAATTCTCTTTGGAATACCACTTTCGAGCGCATATTTCACTACAAAAATGATGTTTAGCACGATTAAAATAAATTAATAATGTATGAATCTCCTTGCCACAATATTCGCAAGGATATTTTATTATTCTCGGATATTCCCTTCTCCATTTAAAACAGCATTCTCGGCTACAAAAATGATTTTTACTTCTCTTAACTCTTTGTTTATAATTCAATTCATATTGTTTACCACAGTTTTTGCATTTTAAAATAAAATGTTTTTTCATGCCTTCTTTTCTACATTCTTTTGAGCAATATTTTATTCTTTTTTTATAGCAAGGATTAATATAAAAAACTTTATTGCAAATAGGACAAATTTTCTTTAATTTCTCTTGTGAAACAAATTGCCCTTTTTCATTTCTATACATTTGATTCCCCTTAGTTTAAAATATTCCCAGCTCCTCTGCGGTGTATGGTTTTTCTTCCTTACTTTCGAATATCCTATCTGATAATGAATATCTCACGGAATCAATAAAATGATTGTCTCTATCTACAGGTTCGTTAATTGCTACTCCATCTTTATTCTTTTTCCATTGGTATAATTGAAATTCGTTTATAGCGTTCTGACACTTTCTATCAATAATAATCTCGAATTGCTTTAAATATTGAATACCAAAATTGACACTCCCCGGCCCCTTCTTGGCAGCCAAAGCACTAATTCCATAACCCCTTAACTCTGCTATAGATTTAGGTTCGTTATCACACCTGATATATTCTTTGTTTATGACAGGCTTTAATTTCACCGCTATGACATCATTAGTCAGCCCTAATTCATATATCATCTCTTCTAAGATATATAAAGTCTTTCCTTTTATAGCCTGCCTACCCGCGGCCGTTGGATCATTGCTATAACCAAAATCAAGCCCGTTATAATAGGTCCCGAATGTATTCTTGATTGGGGTAAGATCTTCAATTTTCCAATTGGTGAAGATCAAATCCCCCAAGATTCCCCAGTTCCCCAGGGTATAGACTTCCCGGTAATAAGGATCTTGCTCATTCTCCAGTTCATCTATATCATCTTGCTCTAAGAACCTTAGGTTATCTTTATAGGTTGTCTTTAGAATCGATAATCTGTCATCGTGATATTCGGTTTCACCTTCTACCCAGTTCTTAAAATATTCCTTGAATATCCAGTGAGTCCGGAAAATGGGATTGAAACATAATGTCAACCGTTTTAATACTTTAGATTTGCCCCTCAATCTCTTATATAGTTGCTTGATATCGTCCTTTTTCGTCTCGGTGGCTTCTTCTACCAGGATATCAGTAATGACCCCTTTCTCCGGGATTATCGATTTAAGTTTCTCTGCATCATCTAAACCCCTGAAAAGGATCTGATATCCGGTAATACAGGTTATGGTCATTTCTGTTTTATGAATCTTGAATAATTTTTCCAGATTAAATAATAAAATAACCCTCCTGATTTCATTGAATACCGAGGTTCGCAAGGTATTAGCTGTATTCCTGATCACAAGATAATTTCTACCACCTTCTAAAAGGTCAATTACACATCGTTGAGCGATAAATACTGATTTCCCGGCAGAACTGCCACCATAAAATATTTGTGTCCTTATATTATTTTTTAGGTAAGGGATATAAACTTCATTAAAAAGCTTCTTATCAGAAACATCAACTTTAATCATCTTCGGGATATTTTACTTTAATTATAATGTCTACAGGTATAGCATCTTTCCCAGCAGGATATATCCCCATCAATTTAGCTTCTTCTTTAGCAATTTCCAGGATCAGCCCTAGGTCTGCTACTTGCTTTATTTGCTTATTATCTACCGTACCAACTACAACTTTTTTAGAAAAAGCCATATCTTTTAGGTCCCTATTTTGCGCTATATGATAAGCGATCCCATCGCCCTCTAATTTTTCGAAATATTTTCTCCACTCTGCCCGGGCTTTCTTAATGTATTTACGAGCTTGCCTAGCTTCAATCTTCCAATTATCGGCACAATATTGCACTATAAAGCTAACCGGTTTCCGCCTTAACATCAGGCCTACCTGATAGATCCTTTTTTCAACTTCTACCATATCGGCTTTTACAAATTCCTTTTTTCCTTCTTCCGGCATATCTAACCCCTTCCCTCTTTTTCAAAACTTATGATCCCATCAAAATATCCTTTGTAAAAATCATATATCCCCTTTGCTATGGTTAGGCAATTATTCTCTGTCCTGGGATTCGTATTAATATTTGCGCTGCTCTCTAATGCAAAATAAAACTTTTCACCATACCCGGCTATGATCTTCGCATGGTTTCTAAATATCACGAACCGGCCTTTATATCTCTTTATTATTGGTTTTAGCAGATCATATTCCGCGCTGTAAGATCCTTTAAATATTTCTCCCACATAAGCATCCATTGTTTTTATTTTCCTGGCCTTCAACCATTCTTCTATCTGCAGGATATCATCCTGGGCCATACACCAGGTTGAGAATAGACAATGTTTTAGATCTTGTTGCTTTAAAACACATTTTAAAAATGATAAAATATCTACATCCCCGGCGCTAATAGTATGATAGCTTTCACCCTCTTTAAAATCAAAACCCAATACGTCTAAAAGCTGGGTTTCGCTAAAGGCTTTCCTGTATATATTTTTATCCCTTCTGATAGTACAAACAACGTTTCTCCTGATCGGCTTTTCTTCCTGCTCGATCTTCTCCCTGGGTTGGCCCACTTCTTCTATAGTATCAAGTATAGTATCAATGTGCATCATGGCTTTTTCAAATTTTGTTTCTTCTAGATCTTCTTCTTTCATGTTAACATCACTGCCTTTTTATTGGTATTTTTCTAAATCTTCTATTACAATTTCTTTATAATTATCTTTAATCTTTTTAACATCGCCTTTATAAAATATTAATACGTTTTGATGACATTTACCAACCTTCCTATTAATAAATTGTTTATTCATTCTCACTGGTAAACTACCAATCATATTTATTAAAACTATATCGTTATAAAAACTAATTCCATTGCCTAAAAAACATTGTTTTGTATAATCAACAAAATTCCTATATATACCTTTTTTATCTCTTATTTCGCTTACCACAAAACAGGCGAATCTGTCATCTTTCAATTTATCAATTACTTTTAATATTATTTCTTTATATTGCATTTTAAAATTTTCCCAATCCATATTGCTTAAATCATCTTTATTATCGCTATATTTCTCTAAATCAAAATATGGAGGACAACTAAATATAAAATCATATTCCCTATTAATATTATCTAATTCTTTTAGACTATCCCCACAAATCCAATTAGGCAAAGTATTCGGAATTATATCTTTCGCTTGTCTATAATTTTCCTCTATTTGTTCTTTTGATAAATCAATCCCAGTATAATTATATCCTAAATAGTTTGCTACTATTCCTCTTACGCTACCGCCAGCAAAAGAGTCTAATATTTTACCTTCATCAACACAAAACCACTTATAACACAATTCACATAATACAGGGTCAAAAATTGATGTGCCTTGTTGTTCCCTGATTGAGCCATCGTTATTTTCCATTATTTCATAACCAAGACGATTACCTAATAATTTATCTCTACGCCCTATTTCCCCTTTTATCCCTAACCCAATCCATGCACTTTTTCTCTCTTGCCAATAACCTTGTCTTGTATCTAATATACTAAAAGGTGGTACAATAAATTTATCGGTTAACTTTATATGTTCTATATCATCGTTTATCTCAACATGGAACTCCGTCATTAAATCCTCAATTTCCTGCTCGCTCCATCCAGTCAAGTTCATATCAAATTCGCCAGTATCCAATTCCAAAAGCAAATCTTTTAACTTTGGCCTATCCCAGTCACCACTTATTTTATTTAAGGCAATGTTTAACATCTTTTCTTTTTGCTTATCGAGGTCAACTATTATGCAGGGTATTGTGGTAAAGTTTAATTCCCTTAAAACTTTTAGCCGTTGATGTCCACCGATTACCGTCATGTCTTTATTAATCACTAATGTCTCAACTAACCCAAATTCAACTACTGACCTTTTTATATCTTGATATTCTTTATCTTCTGGCTGTAAATCTAAACGTGGGTTATATTCTGCAGGATTTAATTTGTCTATTGGTATATTTACTATTTCCATATTCACCCTTTCCTTAAAATAAAAAAAGAGAACCACTCAAAAGAAGTATTAAACTTCTTTAAAAATGGCTCTCTAGTTTGGAGCTCTCGGTTTATTTAATTTTAATTATTAATTATGCTATTTAGTTTTCTCTTTATAATCCTCCTCAGATTCATCTAATCCCAATGAATAACTTTCTTCTACCTCTATATAACCTATCGCTTTAAATATCGCTACATAAGTTATATAGTCTGGTCTATCAAGGCTGTCATATTTATCTACTACTTTCTTCCATCCTAAAAATTCAGCTTTAAAATACAACTCCTGCCCCGGCTCATCTGTTGATATATCATAAATATGGCCTATCTTTAGCTTTTCATCTGTCCAAGTTCTACCGTCTCCCTCTCCGTGGCACTTTTTCCAAATAATGGGAGTATATGTTGTATCGCCATCCTTTGGAAGTCTTTTATATATCTTATCACTCATTCCTTTAACCTCACCACTAATTTTCCTTTTGGACAACTTGAGGGACATTCGGCAATTTCCCCTTTTACTTCACACATCAAAATCGTAGTAAATCCAAATACTTTTCCCTCAAATTTATGTGATATTTCCTGATAATCTTTAAAATGTATACAATCTCGGTTAATTAACATTTTTTATTCTTTCAACCTCACTATTAATTTATTTGGATTCTGATAATCGATTATATTTATTGCTTCGCAGCGGTCTTTATAACACTTTATTTCTATCCTGGCAATTCCATCCCTGGTGCATTCTGGCAATAGAAAAAAAAGGTTTTTACCGCATCTTGCGCATCTTACTCCTATTCTTTTCATTCTATATCAACCGCCTTAATTAGTCAATTACTCTAATATTTTCATAATTTCTTCTAGACTTCTAATTAAATAATATTCCCCGCCTGCCCTCTCAATATTAGCTTGAAATTCTTTCTGCTCGTCGCTCTGCTTCCAGCCTATTGGCTTCTTTATCTCCAAAAATAATACCCTGCCATTCTTAATAGCTATCCTGTCAGGACTGCCTTTATAAAATCCTATGCCCGCCATAAGATGAAAGCTAAACCAGCCCATAAGTGACAAATATTGTTTAACTTGTAATTTGACCTCATTTTCGCTTATCTTGAATTTAAATCTGAGTTTTCTTTTCATTTTGCTTTTTATATTCCTTCCATTCACAACTTTTATATATTCTTTTATTAACCCATCTTGCAAAATTTCTTATTCTTTTATTTCCATTTTCATAAATCATTATAAACGGGTCTACTCCCAAATTATTTAATTCTTTATATCGGTACATATCTTCTTTAAAATTTGTATTGTAATTACAAAGAATATAGACCATTATTTTATATGGTTTAATTTCTGCATTAAATAATATCCTTAATCCTTCTTTAACATCCTTCTCATAATTCATCAGATCCCAGGCAAAATGAATTTGTTTTCGGTGCTTCACTTTGGCCAGCAATTTAGCGTTTTCCTCGTTTATCAGTCTTATATCAAGTCCCTGGTTAAAGTCCATTCTCCAGCCCCTATCAATATATTTCTGTAACTTCTTAATATGTGAAGGCAAAGCTAAAAAGTTATTATCAAGTAAAACCACTATATTAGATTCAGGATTTAAAAATTCTTCCACTTCCGCGTGTTCCCTTATATGCCCTTCCTTCTCTCTCACAAGACAAAATCCACAATTTCTGATACATCCTCTTGTGGTAAATCCCAAAGAATAATTAAGATTATAAAGAGAATAATCAGGCATAAGGTGTTCATCGTCTTCTGGGAGACATTCATTTTTAATAAATCCTGATCCCCCGCAAATACAATTCATAGGAATATATAAGTCGTTCTTATGTGGTCTTCTAAATATCTTCGAAGCATAAATTAAATCATAAGTATTCCCCCATAATGGATTATAAAACTCTACATCATCACCTTTTTGCTTATGATAAGTAGATAATTTCATCAAAGCTAAATTATGGTATTTGCTATCAATATCAAAAAGGCCTATCTTCATTTTTATATCTTCCCCAATATTTTTAATATAAACATAACTTCCATAACTACCATTGCCCCAAACAAAGCCCACCAACCCCACTCATTAACTTCTTCTGCTTTTTTAACCGGACTGCTAAATCCTTTAATCTTTTCATAACCCACTTTTAATTTCATTTTTTCGCCTTCTCCCATTGCTTGATAATTCCTAATATATATTCAAGTCTTTCATCATCATTTGCAAGCGGATAAAAAACTTTTAACGTAATATCTTTGATGTATTTTAATAATTCTGCTGGAGTTTTAACTACCATCGCTTTTCGCCTCCTTCGGGAAGTATTTTTGCTCAAGCTCTTTCATAAATTCAGATATTGTATTTTTGTTTACGCTATATGTAGGATAAAAACCATACTTTCCGCTTAAATCTTCCCACATCTGCCGATACTTCTCGCCTTGCTGGAGTAGGGAGATAATAGAATCAATATCTTTATAATATTCTTTCTCTGTACAATCTTTTACCCCATTGGTAAATAGTATTTCTCCTTTATGCTCTTTTTTTGTCCCAATATATAAATGTATTTTAGGAATATTTCTTGTCCAAGCTATCGCTTCCTTAATGTCCATCACTTTTCACCTCCTTCACATTGTAACAATCACAATAAGGACAAATAGCGTCTAAAAATATTTTATCACCATATAAAGTATCAAAATTCTTACTATCTTCTGTTTCAAATATTTTACCGCAATCATCGCATCTAACTTTTACTTTTTTCATTTAATCACTTCCTCTAGACTTTTTTTATATCTATAAATTTCAAAGAAATCTTCTGCTGTTAGATCTTCAAATGATAAATAGGGTCCTTTTTGTCCACTCATAAAACTTGCATCTCTTGACTCGATAATGACTAACCGCTTATCCTCTTTGTGGAGATCTTTATATTTTGTTATCGCATTAAGAATCTCTATGCTTTGTTTATTCATTTAATCATCTCCTCTTTTTGTGAGAATAAATAAGACCACTTATGTTCTTATATTGCTCCGGGTTTATAAGTGGCAGTCTTTTTCTCATATCTACCCAGACAGTAGTTACAGAAACTTTAAATTTTAATGCGGTAATTTTCAGGGTTGCCTTGTTCCTTAGCATAAATTCAGACTCGTCAAACACCCTTTCCACAATAGTTTTAGAAAAATTCGATTCAATGTTAACCTTAGATCTCATGGCTTTTTTCTCCTTTCTTTAGAATAGATTGAGGATCTTTCCCCGCATTACCAAGGGCTTCAATAACAATTTTAACTTTAGTGAATACATAATCTTCTATTAGCCCTTTCCATTTCTTTTTTATTAAACTTAATACAAGACTTGAATCATTACTAAGAAGATTATCGGTATTCTCTCTAAGCCAAATAGTGAAGTCATATACAATAGATTCGTAACTAGGTCGTATTAGGGGTTTTGGCATAGCTTATTTTCTCCTTTCATTATTTTTATATCCACTCTAACCAAATTATCTCCAACTTTATAAACCTTTATTGAACCATCTTCGCTTTCTGCTTTAGCAATATCATTTTGATATAAGAACCAACTTAAGATTAC